CGTTACAGTTACATTTGATAATTTGGTAAAAGGAAACGTAGCTGAAAAACTTTACGATTGGATGTCTAACACTTACGACCCTGTCAACGGTGTTTTCACACCACAGTTCATGGCAGGAAATGGAGGCTTCAAATTACCAGTTAAAATTTTCCAACTAGACAACGCGATGATGCCTATAAAACATACTTGTTTGTATGGAGCTTATCCTAAGTCTTGGAAATTAGCTGACTTCAATTATAGCACTAATGAGTTTCATACTATAGAAGTTGATATTCGATATGACTTTGCAGTTCAATACGCAACAACTGATTAATTTTTTATAAAACCAGACTCTAATAATAGGATAGTTTCTAACCCTTTGGAACTATCCTATTCTTTATGAAAATGAACCCTTTCGAATCTTTACTTGAATCTTACGGAAAGCTTAGAAAACAGACTTATAAGTTTTCTACGTCTGATTTATTGAATGAAGTAAACCTTCCAAAGGCTCTTAAGGATGCTGGAATTCAAAGTTCAGATTTCCAAAGATTTAAAAATATTGTTTTCATGGTCCCTAATAATGTATTAAGTATGTGGGCTGAGAAACAGATAAACGCTAATGTCTCTACTAAAGAAGGAGAAGGGTCTACAGCACAACCTGGAGATATAGAAGTACGGGAAAACAATCCAAATGTTTTGTACTTACATTCTACTGGAGGAGCAACATCCCTAGAAGCAAATCAAAGCGATAAGTTTTTAAAATACTTAGAATATAGATTAGAAGGAGGAACAGAGGAAGAAGCTGAGGAAGAGGAGATATCTGTCATAGAATCTAAATTAAATGAGACCGCAGTCTCCATAGCAGCAGCTCTAGAAAAATTAAATATCGAAGGTGATAGAGAGCTTATGATGAATAAGATTAGATTCAACACATCGGAAGCTGGTCAAAAAATATCAACAGACATTCATAGAGTTCTAAGCTTGACTACAGGTGTAGACTTACAGACTCCTGACGATGAAGCATACATGGAATTTTTAAGTGATATGAAAGCTTTAGCAGACGTTGCTAACGAAATGACAGATGATGGGTGTATACCAGAATCTGAAAAAGCTACAGCATTAAGAAATAAATTTTTTATAGGAAGTCCAGGTCGTGCAAACAATTCTTTAATGTATGGAAATTTAGAAACAGAGTCGGAATCAGATTCAAATGAAACTGAACCTTTAATGCTTCAACAGATGAGAAACTATGAAGGTGACTTAGGACTAGACAAACAAGGTAATCAAGCTTTTGAAAATTTCCAAGGAATCTTAGTTGCTCCAGGAGCGAAAAGCGCTCTTAGAAATTTAGGAGTCCGTCTGTCAGAAGCCAAGATGTGTAACTCTGATGAACCTTTTATTAAAAAGCAAACAACAGTAGCACCTGCAGGAGGCTTTTACAAAGTAAGAGGTGAGCTTAATGAGATGGCAGTAGGTCTTACGAAAGTTATTTTAGGAATATTAAACGCGCAGAGAAAAGGTGATAATGCACAAGCTAGTGAACTTAGAGAAGGTCTTTCCAATGTCATGATAGCGTTAGGTCAAGCTATAAATGTAAAAAGAGAAACTTTAAATAAAGTAGTAGATATGTCATTAAGACTTGACTCCACCATAAACGGTGAAGGTTTCAACAATCCTTTAGTAGACCACGCTATGTCTGATGTTGAAAATTACGGAACCGTATTCTCTGACCTTCCTGACCTTGTTAAGGTGGTATTCTCTATGGCAATGAAAGACGCTGAGTCTGTACACTGGAAAGCTATCGTAAACACAGAAACCTTACAGGACGTAACCCCCGTAACTTCGATAGGAAATTTTGATACAAACAAACTTACAGGTCCTTTAGGTGCTGAAGAATCCAAAGCTATTGGAGGTGGAGAAGGGGATACAAATAAAGCAGACTCTTTTCTAAAGATTGGGTCTGATGAATCCAGACAGAAAATATGTGATGAGCTTAGGTTATCTGGATTTGAAAGAGAACGAATAATGAGAACAGGGTTGTTTCCAATCTCTGATAAATTCTCAACCACGTCTGGAGAAAAAACTGATTTAGGTAATCAATCTCTAACAACTTTAATAAACTCTAATACATGGTCCAAGTTAACGAATCCTGTTTTAGAGGTAGGAGCTGACCCTGAGATAGTAAGCACTGCACAATCTTCCGCAGAAAGACATCATGCAAGTCAACAAAAATACGGTAGCATGATGGATAAGGATGCTCCTAATGAAAGAGCTGGGGATAGTATTGGAGCGGTAGAATTTCAAAATACTAGAAGCCATGTCACAGGCAGATTAAAAGAATATTCCCTTTCTAAATATGGAGCACAACATCCTATTAAAAAATTAGCAGACGACACTTTAAACATGATGGAAAAATTTAATTCTGCGTATAAAGGTATGAATTTTGATAACCTAGAAGGTCGTGATTTGAGAAAAGCTAGAGAGAAGTATAATGCAGCTAAGAGGGATATAGTAACCAATATGATGAAAATGGATGAGTTGGATTACCTAGAGAAACTTACTGGACCTCAGAGAGAACGGGAAGATAAAGCTTTTGCAATGATGACAGCTTTAGCCGGAACTGATACTAATCCTTATACTGTCCTAAACTGTAAAAACCATTCAGACGAACTTTCTAAACAGGTTACATCTTCTCAGATTAGAAAAGTAATTGCAGGAATCACTACAGGACAATACGGAGTAAGAAGGGAAGGGTTTAGTTGTGTTATATTTAAAGGACCTAAGCCTATTATGTCATCTAAGATTAGGAATAGAAAAGGTTCACAAACAACTACTTGTAGTATAGACTCGGATGAGATGTCTAAACTATAAACTCTAAATCATTAAGAGCTAGTAAATCTTCTAATAAATAAATATAATATTTTCCATCTACGAAAACTTTCTCATTAATGCTAAATTTGTAAGAACATATTACTATTTCTTTTTGTCTATCTCTCTTATATATTAGTAGCCATGGTTTCTTGGCTGCTTCACCATCCCTAGAAGCTTGTTCTATAAATTCATAGAACTTACTCTTAGGTTTCCAAAGGTCTTCAAGTTGAAGATTGTAACCTCTTTTAGCTTCTATAACAAATTTAAAATTTTGAGGAGTAATTAAATCTCCGTGTATCTGTAAATGTTCTGGCAATTTATGTGTCGTCGCAAAAGCACCACTTCCTGGAGTTCTGCTGAATTCATCTGTATTGAAGCGGACGTTGAGCCTTTTAGCGACTTGACGTTCAAAAGCGTTTCCCTTTCGTCTCCCGTTAATACGTGGTTTGACATGGAAATCATTTTCTAATTTCAACAAATCATTTGGATTTTTTTTGCGAGCCATATACTATAATAGTATGCTATGACTAGCAATAAAGAAGTTTTCTACACTTTTAATCCTAAAGAGATTAATTGGAAATTTAAAGTAAAAAAAAGTAATAGACGAATGAAACTATACATTAAAATGACAAAGGCTGAAACAGGTCAATATGAAGAACTTGCCAAAGCAGCTAAACCACCTGAGATGAGCAATGATGATTTTGCAAAAATTCTATTCTATAAAGGTATTGACAGTTTTATGTCTCAGCTTACTGAGCATATTAATAACTTACCTCAAGAAGAGAAAGATAAAATCATGGCTTCCGCAAAAGGTGAAGATGATAGACCTGAGCCAACACGAGAAGAACTCGCAGCGAAAGGTAAAAAAATGCTAGAAGAAACTAAGGTGAGTGAGTCTGATGGCACGGGAAGTTAATTTCGTAAAAAAAGAAAGTTTCTTAAATAACATCTACCGAAGAAAAAAAGAGAATGATTTTATTGTTCTTTACTATTCTAAGTGGGATGATAGAAGCTTAGCCTTGATAGAGTACATTCAGGATATATGGGTTAATCGAGATGGAGATGAGACTATTCACTTAGTTAACAGCTTTGAGTTACCTCACTCCTTCCTAGCTTACAGCGTAACTCAAGTTCCCTGTTTAATACAAGGTTTAAAAGGTAAGATTAGAAAGACTGAATACTTACCTTATATTTACAAAGCGTTAACTCCTAATCAAGGTCGTAACGCTTGAGATATTCAGGAGTGTGAATATCTTGGTACTTCTTAATTTTTTCGTTGTACTTCTTATTCTTGGTATACATTAATTTTAAATTATTAACAAATACTGTAGTGAAGTAATTAAACGCTGACCCGTGATTAGGGTCGAAATTTTTAAGAACTTTAAATGCCAATACAAAGCACTCCTGCTTAGCATCATCACGGTCTACTCTAAATTTAAAAGTGTGTAAAATATTTGTAATTAAAAGGTCTAGTTTCTCGACCAACTCACTTTCATAAGTAACTGGGTCATTTAAATAATCCGTGATTAGCTTTTCGAAATCCTTATTATTAATATAGTGGGATTTTTTCTTTTTACGTTTAGCCATAACATATGATAGATGAACAATTTAGATAATTTATTTAATTCTTTTGAAAAAGATGAAGAACCTGACATATACAGACAGCCTGTAGGAGACGAGAAGATTGTATTCATACATGATTCTTATCAGAAGAAGTACGGGAGAGTGTATGAGTTTAATGATGATGAGTACGGAGTTCTCACAGACCTCCTAAGAAAGAGTGATTTACCTGAAAACTCTTATCAGTTTGTAGCAGCAGTAAAAGATTTCAATGTCAAGGAAGAGGACATGACAAAGGAGATGTTCGCTACTCATAGAGAACTTTTAGAAGAAGACCTCATGGCTATAAAGCCTGACCTCGTAATACCTTTAGGTAATCTAGCTCTTAAAACTTTGACCAAGAAATCAGGGATAGGAAATAAAAGAGGGAAGGAGTTTACTGTTAAATTAGCTGATAAGGAGGAGACTTTGGTTAATATCGTCCCTTCCTTTCACACTTTCTCTTTGTATGCTGAACCTAAGTTGAGAGGTTTATTTTTACAGGACTTAAATAATTCTTATTCTAAATTTATATTGAAGGTAAATAAGTTTGATGAGTCTCCTTATGAGTTAATTAATGGAGATATCAAAAAGTTTGATTCACTTATGGATGATTGTTTTAAAGCTGAAGCCGTAGCATTTGACCTAGAAACAGAAGGTCTAGACTTTCAAAAGCATAAACTACTTACATGTGGGTTTGCGTATAAAGATAATCACTCCTTTGTTTTCCCTATATTTCATAAAGAATCAGAGTGGACTAATGAAGAGTTAGAACATATCAAGAAAAGATGTGGAGAGTTGATGGCTAATCCTAATATAATAAAGATAGCTCACAATATGAAATTTGATTATAAGTTTTTAAGACAATGGGGATTGACCGACTTTAATAACATAGAAGACAGTCAAATTATCCATTCACTTATAGATGAAAACAAACCTCATTCCTTGAAAGATTTGACCAAGGAATATTATCCAAACGAACTAGACGTATATTAAAATGAAAAATAAAAAAACTGTAGAGTATGTATGGCTTGATGGAAGCCATGGAATGCCTCAACTTAGAAGCAAGACAAGAGTTTTGAACTCTTATGAAGATACTGTAGATGAGTGGAGCTTTGACGGAGGAAGTACAAACCAAGCATCGTTAGATAACTCAGACACTATCTTAAAACCTGTGAGAGCTTATCGAGACCCTTTCCGACAACATATGGAAAGCGGTTTAGTTTTATGCGAAGTAATGACCGCAGACGGTCAACCTCATCCAAGCAACAGTAGAAGCTCGTTAGAGTCTATTACTAAATCTGAAGAAGTTCAAGACTCTCACCCATGGTTTGGATTTGAGCAAGAGTATACTCTTCTTTATAAATCTAGTAGCCAACATTTTAGAGGAGGAGTTCCAGGACAAGCCTATTGTGGAGTAGGTCGTGGGAATGTAAAAGGAAGAGCATTAGCAGAGGTTCATTTGGAGATGTGTTTGTATGCAGGGATAGGTGTTCATGGTATTAACGCTGAGGTTATGTATGGTCAATGGGAGTTTCAAACTGAAGCATTAGACCCCCTTAGAGCTTGTGACGATTTGTGGATGGCAAG